TGGATTAAAAGTAGAAACAGTTTTAATGAACTGTTAAATCCGGAATACTTACCTACAGTTATGCCGCCAAAGTTATGGAGCAGTGTTGTAGGTGGCGGTTATTGGACTAAAGAGCTTCCTGAACTTGAGCTTGTTAAACAAAAAAACAAGAAATACAAAAAGGAACTTGAAAACTTTGACATGCCTGAAGTGTATAATGCTGTTAATACTATGCAAGCAACACCATTTAAGATTAATAATTTTATCTTAAAAGTTATGCAAGAAGCATGGGACAAAGGGTTAGCTGTTGGTGGTATGCCACCTAGTACTAACTTTGATATTCCAAACAAACCGCATGACATTGAAACTAATGTTGACAGTAGAAGAGAATGGAAGAAGAGAGCTGTTATGGCTCACACTGAAAATGCTAGAATGTTTTCTAAACGTTTGTTGTATGCTAAAATTATACACCTTGCACAAAAATTTAAAAATTATGCAACGTTGTATTTTCCCGTTCAATTAGACTTTAGAGGTAGAGCGTATGCAGTTCCGGCGTTTTTAAATTATCAGTCTATTGGTGGTGCCAAAGCTTTGTTGTCTTTTTCACAAGGCAAAGCAATCACAAAAGAAAACAAAGGTGATTATTGGTTGGCTATACATGGTGCTAATCAATACGGTGAAGATAAAATATCGTTTGCTGACAGAGTAAAGTGGACTAACGATAATGAGAGTTGGATTATTGATTGTGGAACTGACCCAATGTTACATAGACAATGGGAAAATGCATCTAATCCATTTCAATTCTTAGCATTTTGTGATGAATGGAAAAGATTTAAAGAACAAGGTTATGGATTTATTTCTAATATACCAGTTAACGTAGATGGTTCTTGTAATGGTCTTCAAATTTATTCTTTAATGTTAAGAGACGAAAAAGCAGGCAAGCTTGTTAATTGTTTGCCTAGTGCTACACCTCAAGACATTTATCAATTAGTTGCAAACGCAGTTAATGATAAATTAAAACAACATGCAGCTGAGAATAAACCGTATGCTCAGTTGTGGTTAGACTACGGAGTTAAACGTTCAACTACCAAAAGAAGTATTATGACTATCTGTTATGGTTCAACTAGATATTCATGCACTGACTTTGTAATTGAAGATTTAACAAAACGTAAAGACAAAGGAGAAAACCATCCATTTCAAGATGAGATATTCAGACCGGCTAGTTATTTAGCAAGTGTCATATGGGACAGTATCGGTGATAATCTGAAATCTGCTAGGATTGGTATGGACTATCTACAAACAATCGCACGTACGGTTGCGAAACAACAACTACCAGTGCATTGGGTAACGCCGGTTGGTTTTCCAGTGTATCAGTCATATCCAGAAATGAAGTCTAAAAGAGTTAAGGCTATGTTGATGGGTGAAGTTATTAAGCCTCGTATAAATACTGAGACTGATTTAACTGACAAACTACGAATGGGTAACGGAGTAGCCCCTAACGTAGTTCACTCGGTAGACAGTGCAGCTATGATGAGTACAGTTAATATTGCTTATAAAAATGGTATTACTAATTTCTGTAATGTACATGATAGTTTTGGCACAACCGCAGGTGATGTGGAAACACTTAATAAATCTATTAGAGAAGCTTTTATTAAAATGTTTAGTGAGAATGATATTCTTGAAAATTTTAGGAATGACGTTCTGAAACAATTACCTGAAGAGCTACACGATAAATTACCTAAAGTTCCCGCCAAAGGTAATTTAGATATTCAACAATTGCGGGACAGTGAGTTCTTTTTTGCGTAGCATTAAAGTACCCATAGTAGAATGGAGAAACACATATGAAAAATAATTATGTTAAGATTGTAAGTCCTGAAGGCGTGTCGCAGTATGCATGGTTAACAAAACCAGATACTAAGTTTGACAAAGATGGACATTACAAAGTAAATCTTGTAGTGCCTACTGACAAGGCTTCTTCATTGATTAAACAGATTGATGAAGAAATTAAAAAGAGCGTAGAGATTGCCAAAGAAAAAAACAAAGGCAAAGCTGTAAAGCAAGCAAACGCTCCATACGAAGAACAACTTGATGATGAAGGTAAGCCTACTGGCAATACTGTATTCAAGTTTAAAAGAAAAGCACAAATAATATCTGCTGATGGAAAAGTCATTCCATTTAAAGTAGCATTGTTTGATAGCTCCGGTAAACCTTTAATTGATGCTAACGTTTGGTCTGGAAGTGAGATGAAAGTTAGTGCTGAGTTAGTACACTGGTTCACTGCAATGGCAGGCGCAGGCGTAAGTCTGAGATTAAGAGCAGTACAAATAACTAAGCTAGTTGAAGGTGGTGCCGGCAATGCTGAAGGCTACGGCTTTGACAAAGTTGAAGGTGGCTACGAAGCAACAGAAAGTGTGAACAATGTGGTACAAGAAGAAACCGCAGAAGCTGACTTCTAATCAAGTTGGTTTAAAATACGGCTTTAGGTCAGGCTTAGAAGAAGCAATTGCTTCTGAGCTTGACACTAAAAAAGTTAAGTACGAATTTGAACAATCTAAACTTAACTATACAAAGCCGCAAAAAGTTCACACTTATACCCCTGACTTTTATCTAACTGGGTCTGGCATTTATATTGAGACTAAAGGTTACTTTACTTCTCAAGACCGCCAGAAAATGCGTCTTATAAAAGAACAGCATCCTCAGTTAGATATTAGATTTATATTTTCTAATTCTAAAACAAGAATAAGTAAAAAATCAAAAACAACATATGGCATGTGGTGTGATAAGTATGGATTTAAATACGCAGACAAACATGTTCCAACGGAGTGGTTATGAGTAACATAAGAAAAGAAACAAAGTACATTGTTGTTCACTCAAGTAATACAAATCCAAAACAAAATTTAGATGTTAAAGATTTAGACAAGCAACATAGAAAAGAGGGTTTATTCTCATGTGCGTTCCATAAAATAATCAAAAGAGACGGTTCTATTCAGGATGGTCGTGATATTATGATAGCAGGCGCACACATTGAAACAGATGTTAACTTGTCTAATAAAAATTCTATTGGCATTTGTCTAATTGGCGGACAAAATGTTGATGGACAACCTGACTGTAATTTTACTTTCAAACAATACCAAAGTTTAGTTAAACTGGTGGATGTTTTAAAAGACAGTTATGGTCAGGTTGAAATTGTTGGTCATAGAGATGTGACTAGCTCCTCGTGTCCGCAATTTGATGTAAAAGAATTGCTGACATAGTTTGTTTGTGCCTACTGGGTAGAAATATCCAGTAGGTTTTTATTAACCCAAATATTAAGGTAAAAAATTTTATGGAAAATACTAATAGTACGTTTTTATATCATTCAGCATGTGATGAGTGTGGCTCTTCAGATGCTAATTCGGTATATGATGATGGACATACTTACTGTTTTTCATGTAACACACACAAACAAGGAGAAAAAGAAATGCAAACAAACGTAAAAGAAAAATGTAAAGATTTTATAACAGGTACTGTATCTGCTTTGTCTAAAAGAAACATTGACTTTGATACAGCACAAAAATTTAATTATCAAACTGGCGCATGGTTTGGAAGACCTTGTCAGATTGCAAACTACTATGACAAAGATAAACAATTAGTAGCACAAAAACTAAGATACCCTGATAAAACATTTCAGTGGTTAGGTGACGCAAAGAAAGCAACACTATTTGGACAGCATTTATGGAGAGAAGGTGGACGAATGTGTATTGTAACAGAAGGCGAGATAGATGCCTTATCAATTTCCAGAACTAATCAAAATAAATTTCCAGTAGTAAGTATTAAAACAGGTGCACAAGGCGCTAAAAAAGATATTCAAAAAGAATTAGAATGGCTTGAAAAATTTGAGAGTGTAGTACTTTGTTTTGACCAAGATGAGCACGGAGAAAAAGCTGCTATTGAATGTGCAAAATTATTTACACCAAACAAAGCTAAGATTTGTACAATGCCATTAAAAGATGCAAACGAAATGTTACTTGCAAACAAAGTAAGAGAGTTAACAGATTGCATATGGTCAAGTAAACCATATAGACCTGATGGTATTGTAGTCGGGAAAGACTTGTGGAATGAAATACAAAAAGAAGATAATTATGTAACAGTTCCATATCCATTTGAATGTTTAAATGTTAAAACACATGGACTACGTAAAGGTGAGCTTGTTACAATTACTGCCGGAAGTGGTGTTGGTAAATCTAGTTTTTGTAGACACGTAGCATTAAACTTATTAAAAAATAATTACACCGTAGGTTACATTGCATTAGAAGAAAGTATTAAACGTAGTGCACTTGGTATTATGGGTGTTGAATTACAAAAACCATTACATTTAACAAGAGAGGGTATTAGTGAAGAAGACTTACTTAAGACGTTTAACAATACTGTGGGCAGTGGCAACTTTTATCTTTACAATCATTTTGGTTCAACAGTTGCAGATAACTTGCTCTCTAAAATAAGATACATGGCTAAAGCTTGTAATGTAGACTATGTAATATTAGACCATTTACACATGGCTTTGTCTGCATTAGGTGATGCTAATACAAATGATGAACGTAAACTTATAGATTATTTTGTATCAAAACTTAGAACGTTAGTAGAAGAAACTGGCATTGGTTTAATACTTGTTTCACATTTATCAAGAACTAAAGATGGTAATAAAGGTTATGAAGATGGCGTACAAGTATCTATGAATAGTTTAAGAGGTAGTCAAAGTATTGCTCAATTAAGTGACATGGTGTTGGCATTGTCTAGAGACTTACAAGCTGAAGATAATATTGCACAAGTTAATGTTTTAAAAAATAGATTTAGTGGTGAAACTGGCAAAGCTTGTAGTTTACGATATGATTTAGACACTGGTTGTTTAACTGAAGTACAAGCGGAGACTATTAATGACTTCTAAATTACCTATTAGAAATAGAAAAGAAAAACAAGACACAGTATCTTGGACATTTTATGTTTTATCTGCTGTTAAAAAAGCAAAAGAAAGTTCAACACCTGTAGTATTACATGTTGCTAAAGAAAGTTCTGCATCATTAATACAAGATGCATTGATGGCACTTGCTATGAATGGTGAAGATGCAGCATGGAACGTAGATATAAAAATACACAAACACATACATTAATTATGAAACTACCTACAATAACTAAAAAAACATTAGACGCTAAATTTGTTTTATGTCATTGGCTTGATATAAACTCTGATGCTTCGTGGATGTCATTAGAAAAAGCAAAAACAAGTACACCAACTATTTGTATAAGTACTGGTTGGTTAATAAAACAAGACAAGAATGTCCACATTTTATGTGGTGACATAAACTTTGAAGATGATGGTACACTAGGTGACGTTGGTAATGTGACTGTTATACCAACTATTAATGTTATTAAAAAGAAAGTATTAAAAATATGAGATACATATTTGACATAGAAACTGATGGATTTCTTAACGTCTGTACTAAAATACATTGTTTAGTTTTAAAAGATGTAGACACCAATAAGTTTTTGTCTTTATCAGTTGATGAAGCATTAGATAAATTATCTACAGCAAAAGAAATTATAGGACACAACATTATAAAATTTGATTTACCTGTAATAAAAAAATTATATCCTACCTTTAAAACTGAGGCAAAAATTTTTGACACACTTGTAGCAACAAGATTGTTATTTCCAGATGTAAAAGAAAAAGATTTTCAACGTAAAGATTTTCCTAAAGACTGTATAGGAAGACACAGTTTAAAAGCATGGGGTAATAGAATAGGAAATTACAAAGCACAGTTTGATACAGACTGGCAAACTTTCACACCTGAAATGCTAGAATATTGTAAGCAAGATGTAGAAGTAACTTATAATCTTCACAAAATGATACATGAAGATATGAAATATTCTCAGCAAGCTATGGATTTAGAACACTCAGTAGCACAATTAATTTACAATCAAGAAGTTCATGGTTTTAGTTTTAATACTGAAGAAGCTAAAAAACTTTATTCAGAATTAAATGGTAGAAGAATGGAAATAGAATATAAATTACAAGTAATGTTTCCACCTGAAAAAGAACACATACCTTTTATACCAAAAGTAAATAACAAAGCTAGAGGATATGTTAAAGGTGAGGTGTTTTACAAAGAAAAAACTATTATCTTTAATCCATCTAGCAGACAACATATTGCAGATAGATTAATTAAAATACACGGATGGAAACCTAAAGTTTATACTGATGATGGTAAGCCTAAGTTAGATGAAACTATTTTAGAAAGTTTACCATACCCTGAAGCTAAAATATTATGTGAGCATTTTCTATTAGATAAAAGAATAGGACAATTAGCAACTGGTGCTCAAGCTTGGTTAAAACATGAAAAGAATAATAAAATACATGGCACTTGCAATACTAATTCTACAGTAACAGCGCGTGCAACACACTCGTACCCAAACATGGCACAAATTCCAAGTGTGGGTGTGCAGTATGGTAAAGAATGTAGAGCATTATTCACGGTTCCAACTGGTAAAAAACTTGTAGGCATTGATGTCTCAGGTTTAGAGGTGAGAATGTTGGCTCACTACATGGCTAAGTATGATAATGGCGACTATGCTAAAGTTGTTTTAGATGGTGACATACACTCTGAAACAAAAACATTAGCAGGGTTAGATAGCAGAGACTTAGCCAAGCGTTTTTACTACTGTTTTCTTTACGGTGGTGGTGTTAAAAAGATTGCAGCAGTTACAAATAAAACTGTAGCAGAAGCATCTAAGATAAAGAAACGTTTCTTAAATAACTTACCTGCATTAAACAAACTAATTGAAAATGTACAGCAAGCAGCTGAACGTGGTTACTTAGTAGGTCTTGATAAGAGACGTGTTAAAGTACGTTCAAGTCATGCTGCATTAAATACTTTGCTTCAATCGTCCGGAGCCTTAGTTTGTAAACAATGGTTAGTAGAGTTTGATAAAGTAATTAAGAAAATACCTGAAGCACATCAAGTAGTGTGGGTACATGATGAAATACAAGTAGAGTGTCTTGCAAAAGATGCTGAGCAAGTCGGGCAATTAGCCGTAAAAGCAATAGAAGACACTGGTAAGTATTTTAATTTAAGACTTCCGCTAACTGGTGAATACAAGATAGGAGACAACTGGAGTGAAACACACTAATAAAACATGGACTAAAGAATATGATTCTAAAATTAATTTTAAATTTGATTTAGATAAAGGTAAACAAGGTGAAGATTATGTTGTAAAAGCCTATACAAATAAAGAAATAAAAGCAGAAACAAAAGTTGATTTTAGATGTCAAGAAACAGGAAATATTTTTGTTGAATTTAAAAGCAGAGGTAAAGAAAGTGGTATTCTAGTAACAACTGCTGATATTTGGAATTATGTGTTACCTAAAAAAGAAGATACATTTCCACTTATTATTACAATAGCTACTACAAAGTTAAAACAAATGATAAAAGATAAAAAATACAAAACAGTTTTAGGTGGGGACAATAAAAGTTCTGTAGGATATTTAATACCTAAAGAAGACTTAATTCAATTAAACAACTAGGAGAAACATGAAACTTAAAAGAGTATTATTAATTGATGGTGATATTTTATTATATAAGATAGCACTTAATAATGAAGTAGAAACAAACTGGGGTGACGGTTTATGGACATTACACTGTGATGAAACTTTATGTAAAGCTGATGTAGATGCAGTTATAGATGACTTAGGTGCAAGCTTAAAAGCTGATGACTATGTTATTGCTTTAACAGACAGCAGTAATTTTAGAAAAGATGTATTGCCTTCATACAAAAACAATAGAAAAGATAAACGTAAACCAATTACATTAAAAGCTTTGAGAGAATATGTGTTAGAAAAACATAACGGAGTTATATGGAAGAACTTAGAAGCAGATGATGTTATGGGTATTATGGCTACAGAACCTGTAGATGAAGAACGTATTGTTGTTAGTATAGATAAAGACTTACGAACAGTGCCTTGTAAATTATCACAAGATGCAGTGACCGTAGAACACATACCTGAGCGAATGGCTGACTATTGGTTTATGATACAGACTTTAACAGGTGATAAAGTTGATGGCTATGATGGTATAGAAGGTGTTGGAATTAAGACTGCTGAAAAGCTGATTAAAAAATACACTAACGTTCCCCTTTTAGACCTATGGAAGATAGTCAAAAAGATTTACGTAGATAAAGGATATACAGAGGCTGAAGCTTTACAACAAGCTAGAGTTGCACGTATACTAAGACATGGTGATTACAATAAGAAAACAGGAGAAGTAAAATTATGGACAATATAAAAAAACCGTTACACTATAATAAAGGTGGTATAGAACCTATAGATTATATTATACAAAATAACCTCACGTATTGCGAGGGCAACGTTGTAAAGTATATTTCTAGGTGGAGATACAAGGGACATGGTATTGAAGATTTAAAGAAAGCTAAACAATACATTGATTTTATTATAGAAAAAGAAGGACAACCAAGAGTAACGGAAACAAAAGAATGATAGATTACGAAAGAGATAACTTACTTACTGATTTTGGTAAGACAACATTAAAAGATAGATATTTATTACCAGAAGAAACATCACCGCAAGAAGGATTTATGAGAGCAGCAAAAGCTTTTTCTGATAATGATGAGATGGCACAGCGTATATATGATTATGCATCTAAACTTTGGTTTATGTATTCTACGCCTGTTTTGTCTAACGCCGGTAGTAAAAGAGGTATGCCTATTTCATGTTTCTTAAATTACGTAGGTGATAGTAGAGAAGGATTAACAGGACACTATACAGAAAACGCTTGGCTTGCTTCTGTTGGTGGTGGTATCGGTGGTTATTGGGGACATGTAAGAAGTGATGGAACACAAACTTCTGGTGGTTCACAGTCTTCAGGTTCAATACCTTTTTTACACGTAGTTGACAGTGAGATACTTGCGTTCTCTCAAGGTAAAACAAGACGTGGAAGTTATGCGGCATACATGGATATATCACATCCAGAGATAATAGAATTTTTAGAAATGAGAAAACCTAGTGGTGGTGATGTACATAGAAAATGTCTTAACCTACATCATGGTGTAAATATTTCTGATGACTTTATGCAGTTAATAGATAATTGTATTAAAGAACCTACGTATGATGACAGTTGGAATTTAATTGACCCTCATACAAAAGCTGTAGTACGTACAGTATCAGCTAGAGATTTGTGGTTAAAAATATTAGAAACAAGAGTTGCCACTGGTGAGCCTTATGTTTCATTTATTGATACAGTAAATGATGCATTACCTGAAACACAAAAGAAATTAGGATTAAAAGTTAATCATTCTAATTTATGTACAGAAATAACACTAGCTACTGATGAAAACAGAACAGCTGTTTGTTGTTTGTCTTCTGTTAATTTAGAAAAGTATGATGAGTGGAAGAACAATAGTTTATTTATACCTGACTTAGTTAGGTTCTTAGATAATGTACTACAATATTTTATTGACAAAGCACCTGATGAATTGTTTAGAGCTAAGTTTAGTGCAAACAGTGAAAGAAGTTTAGGCTTAGGTGCTATGGGTTTTCACGCTTATTTACAATCAAGAGGAATACCTTTTGAAGGTGCACTTGCTAAATCATTAAACATGAAAATATTTAAAACAATTAAAGAACAAGCTGTAGAAGAAAGTAAAAGACTAGCAGTAAAAAGAGGTGAAGCTCCAGACATGGAAGGAACTGGTATGCGTAATGCACACCTGTTAGCAATAGCACCTAATGCTTCTAGTTCTATTATTTGTGGTACAACATCACCATCTATAGAGCCATACAGAGCAAATGCATATGTACAAAAAACAATGTCAGGTTCTTTTCTAGTTAAAAATAAATACTTAGAAAAATTATTAGATAAAAAAGGTATTAACAATGAAGAAACATGGACTTCTATTTTAGCAAACAGAGGTTCAGTATTACATTTAGATGCTCTTTCTGATAATGAAAAAGATATATTTAAAACAGCAATAGAAATAAATCAACAATGGATAGTTGAGCATGCGGCAGACAGACAAAAACATATTTGTCAAGGACAATCAGTAAATGTATTTGTACCTGCTGATGTAAACATTAAAGAATTACATGACATGCATATGTTGGCTTGGAAGAAAAAGTTAAAGACTTTGTATTATTGTCGTTCAGAAGCTATCAAACGTGCTGAATTAGTATCAAAAAAAGTAGAACGAACAATTATACCTGAAGCTGATTGTTTAGCATGTGAGGGATAATGGGTTGGTTTGAAAAATTATTAATTGGATTGTTGTGTGGCTACATGGGATATGTATTTATTTTAGCAGTAGCCAACACAATATGTGATTGCATATAGGAAAATAAAATGACAGACAGTAGTTTATTTGATGGTGTTAATTATAAACCATTAAAAAAGAAAAAACAAAAAAAGAAAGCAAAACAATCTGTGCTATGGACAGTATATCACACTATCTTAGCCATAGAGTTATTAATCATAATTATTATAGAAGGAGTAGAATTATATCATGGGTTTTAATAGTTATAAAATAAGAGACGGAAAACATATTCCATCTAAAAAGTTTAAAGAAAATTGGGATAGTATATTTGGTAAAGATAAAACTAAAGAAGAGTTACCAAAAGAAGAAGAAGATTACATTAAGGAGTTAGAAAAAAAGATATGAGTTTATTTGACAAACGAACTTACTACAAGCCATTTGATTATGGATGGGCTTTTGAAGCTTACGACATGCAACAAAAAATGCATTGGCTTCCAAGCGAAGTACCATTACACGAGGATGTGAGAGACTGGAATGAAAGATTAACACCAGAAGAAAAAAATCTTATAGGACAAATATTAAAGTTTTTTACTCAAGGGGATGTTGATATAGCACAAGCTTATTTAGATAAGTATATACCTAAATTTAAAGCACCAGAAGTTAGAATGATGTTGTCTTCTATAGCAACCAGTGAAGCTAATCATGCACATAGTTATTCATTATTAAATGATACTATTGGTTTACCTGATAAAGAATATAAAGCATTTCAAGAATACAAAGAGATGGCTAATAAACACGAATATTTGTTTACATCTAAAGGTAAAGGACTAGAGGGTATGGCTAGAGAGATAGCTTGTTTCTCTGCATTTGGTGAAGGGTTACAGTTGTTTGCATCATTTGTTATGCTTCTTAACTTCCAAAGATATGGACGTATGAAGGGAATGTGTCAGATTGTAACTTGGTCTATCAGAGATGAGACACACCATGTTGAAAGTATGATTAAGTTGTTTCATCAATTAATAAAAGAAAACCCAAATATTTGGACAGAAAAATTTAAAGCAAGTATCTATCAAACATGTAGAGATATGGTAGACTTAGAAGATAAGTTTATTGATTTAGCATTTTCTATGGGTGGTATTAGAGGATTAAAAGCAGAAGAAGTTAAACAATATATTAGATACATTGCTGACAGAAGACTATTACAATTGTCTTTAAAACCTAATTATGGTGTAAAAGATAACCCATTAGGTTGGTTAGACTGGGTGTTAAATGGTGTAGAACATGCTAATTTCTTTGAGAACAGAGCTACAGAATACAACAAAGGAACTATAACAGGAAGCTTGTGGGACTAAAGTGCCCTTTTTAGAAGAAAACAATATGATTGACCAAGAAGATTTAGTTTTACCTGCAACAGTAGATGAGTTAGTTAAGCTTTTAAACAAAGTTTATCCTGAAAAGTCTCCTGTTTTAACAGATAATACTAATAAAATATACTTTGAAGCAGGTCAACGTGATGTTGTTAAGTTTATTAACATGTTAAAAGAGAGGACAGAAAAATAATTATGTGTATGTCAACACCTAAAACACCTGCACCTACTCCTGCTCCACCGCCGGCAGCTCCTATTGAAGAGGATAAAGCTCCTAAAGTAGAAACAGCAGTAGATATAGACAAAGAAATGCAAACTAAGAAGAAAAAGAAAAGAGGAACATCTGCTTTACAAACGTCTTCTGGTTTAAACATTCCTACTACATCTGGTTTAAATATAAGTTAATTAATGCAATATAACAATATGTTACAACAAAGCGCTAAAGAGCGATATGAAACATTAAAACAACACAGAGAACACTTTTTAGATAGAGGACAAGAGTGTAGTGAATTAACTATACCTTCACTTTTACCACCAGATGGTTTTCATTCTTCTACAGATTTATATAATCCATTTCAATCAGTTGGCGCAAGAGGCGTTAACAACTTAGCAAGTAAACTTCTTTTACTTTTGCTTCCACCCAATTCCCCATTTTTTAGATTATCA